GAGCAAACAAAAGATGTTGCTGATGCTGTAAAGGGTAAACCACGCAGAGGTAGAAAACCAGCAGCAAAACGTGGTAGAAAACCAGCAGCTAAAAAGTAATTTAATGTATGAAATCGTACAACGGTGATATTAGAAATGTAATAATTCTTGTCTTAATAGTCGTAATCATTCTATTGAGGCAATGCTCTGGTGAACCAACACCAATCGAACCAACGGTTATTACAAAGATAGAAACTAAGTACGATACAATTACAAAAGAAGTTCCAACCTACATACCAAAATATATTGATAGGATAGTCAGACAAGTCGATACAGTAAATGTAACTCAAGAGATTGATACACTATCCATACTTGAAGATTACTTCGCTACATATGTGTACGAAGATATACAAGAATTAGATTCATTAAATCTACAGATTACAGATAGTATTTCACAGAACAAAATTTTTGCTAGAAGTATTAAGTATGATTTAATCTACCCAACCACAACCATAACCGAAACCAAATATATAAACGCTAATGAGTTTTATATTGGTTTCGGTGTAAATGGAACTGGTAATCAATTTAACTACGTTGGTGGGCAACTTCTGTTTAGAACAAAAAAACAACAGGCGTATGGGTTGGGTATTGGAATCGATGAAAATCTACAACCAATGCTTTCTACCCAATTCCTTTGGAAACTTGGAAAGTAAATGGCACCATCAATAAAAGAACTTATTAGGGAAGAGTACGTTAAATGTGCTAAAGACCCAGTCTACTTTTTCAAAAAGTATTGTTACATTCAACATCCTAAGAGGGGGAAGATTCTATTTGATTTATTCCCATTCCAAGAAGATGTTATGGGTGAGTTCAATGAACATCGATTTAATGTAATCCTAAAATCACGTCAGTTAGGTATATCAACTCTATCAGCGGGATATTCATTATGGACAATGTTGTTTCATGAGGATAAAAACATTTTGGTAATCGCAACTAAGCAAGAGGTTGCTAAGAATTTGGTTACTAAAGTTAGGTATATGCATGAGAATCTTCCAAGTTGGTTGAGGGGTGATACGATAGAGGATAATAAACTATCACTTAGATTAGGTAATGGTTCAACAATCAAAGCAACATCAGCTAGTGGGGATGCGGGTCGTTCTGAAGCATTATCGATGTTAATTATTGATGAGGCTGCGTTCATTAAAGGTATTGATGAGATTTGGGCATCTGCTCAATCTACACTATCAACTGGTGGTAAAGCAATCGTACTATCAACTCCAAATGGTGTTGGTAACTTCTTTCATAAAACTTGGTTAAAGGGTGAGCAGGGTGATGGTTGGAATCCAATCAAACTTCACTGGACTGTACATCCTGAACGAAACCAAACTTGGAGGGCAGAACAAACTCAATTATTGGGTGATAAGATGGCAGCACAAGAGTGTGATTGTGATTTTATCAGTTCTGGTTATTCAGTTGTCGATGGTCAGCTTCTACAATGGTTTGAGGAAACGCATGTACAAGAACCTGTTGAAAAAAGAGGATTTGATGGTAACTATTGGATTTGGCAACAACCCAACTATGCACGGAATTATATTGTGGTGGCTGACGTTGCGAGGGGTGATGGGGCAGATTATTCAGCATTCCACGTTATTGATGTGGAGACTGTAGAGCAAGTAGCAGAGTACAGAGGTAAGATTGAAACCAAACATTATGGTAATATGTTGGTTAACGTTGCAACTGAGTGGAATGATGCACTTCTTGTGATTGAGAACGCAAACATCGGTTGGGCAGTAATCCAAGAAGCAATTGATAGAAACTATACGAATCTATATTATTCATACAAAGAGTTCGGATATGTTGATGAGGATATCCATCTACAGAAAGCATACGATTTGAAAGATAAAGCACAAATGGTTCCTGGCTTTTCTATGACGAGTAGAACCAGACCATTAGTGATATCAAAATTAGATACCTATATGAGAGAGCGAGTTCCAATCATTCGTTCCAAAAGATTAATTGATGAATTGTTTACATTTATTTGGAATGGTAGTAGAGCTGAAGCACAATCTGGTTACAATGATGATTTGGTAATGTCGTTTTCAACCTCACTTTGGGTTAGAGATACTGCACTAAAACTGCGTCAACAGGGTATTGAATTAAATAGAAGAGCATTATCGCTCACATCCAAACATTCTGGTGTTTTTAAAACAAATCAATCCAAAGCAAAAGATGCTTGGAAGATTAAGACTGGTAGGGGTGATGAAGATATAAGTTGGTTACTTTAATTTGGATATTAAAAATATTTTTTGTATATTTATAAATTGTAGTGGTATATAAAAGAATAGGATTATGGCAGATACTTCATTATTTGGTAGATTAAGAAGATTGTTCTCAACACAAGTTGTTGTTAGAAGAGTCGGTAAAAATAAATTAAAGGTAGTAGATTCATCCAGAATACAGGGTGATGGTAACCGTAGAGGTTCTGCCTACTACGATAGATATGGTAGGTTACATGGTTCTAATTCAAGAAAGAATTGGCAAACATACAATGAGAGGTTTAACTACCACTCAAACAAATTAGAACTATATACTGATTATGAGGCGATGGATAAAGACTCCATCATTTCATCTATTCTTGATATCTACTCAGATGAGTGTACACTTAAAAACGATATGGGTGATGTACTCAGAATTAGCTCATCGGACGAGAAACTAAAGAAAACATTACACAATTTATTCTATGATGTACTGAACATTGAGTTTAACCTTTGGTCTTGGGTTAGGGGTATGAACAAATATGGTGATTACTATCTGTATTTAGATATTGATGATGAGTTGGGTATCGTAAACGCACAACCATTATCAGCATATGAGACAAGACGAGAAGAGGGGTATGATTTAGATAATCCATATTCAGTAAGATTTGAGGTAGAAGAACAAAACACAAACGCAATTTCACAAAGAAACAATACTAAGTTCTTAGAATCATTCCAAGTAGCACACTTTAGATTACTAACCGATACAAACTTCCTACCATACGGTCGCTCATTATTAGAAGGTGCAAGAAAGACTTGGAAACAATTAATTTTGATGGAAGATGCTATGATGATTCATAGAATTATGAGAGCACCTGAGAAAAGAGTTTTCAAAATTGATATAGGTAACATACCACCAGCAGAAGTTGATTCTTATATGGCATCAATCATAGACCAGATGAAGAAAGTACCTTATGTTGATGAAACGACAGGTGAGTACAATCTAAAGTTCAACCTTCAAAATATGTTAGAAGATTACTATCTACCAGTTCGTGGTGGACAGAGTGGTACTGAGATAGATACACTAAGTGGTATGGAGTTCACTGGAATTGAGGATATCGAGTATCTGAGAAACAGATTGATGGCAGCACTTAAAGTTCCAAAAGCATTTATTGGATATGAAGAAGGTGTTGAGGGTAAGGCAACATTAGCACAAGAAGATATTAGATTTGCTCGTTCGGTAGAAAGAATCCAAAAGATTGTTCTTTCAGAATTAACTAAGATTGCAATTGTACACTTATACACTCAGGGCTATACCGATGAAGAGTTGGTAAACTTTGAATTAGAACTTACTACACCATCAATCATCTACGAACAAGAGAAAGCAAACCTATGGAGTGAAAAGGTTAATCTTGTTAGAGATATGAAAGACCTAAAAATGGTTTCACAAGAATGGATGTATAAGCACATCTTCAATATGAGTGAGGATGAGTGGAAACGTGAGCAGTTTAAAGTTATCAACGACTTGAAGCTAGGATTCAGACACGAACAAATTGAATCGGAAGGTAATGACCCGGCTAAAACTGGTGAATCATTCGGAACACCACATGATTTGGCAGCTATGAGTCAACAAAGTGGTGATGGTGGTCCAGGTGGACAAAATCCATTTGGTGAAAATCAAGGAGGTTCACCTGAGGGTGGTTTTGATGGAGCGGGTAGACCCAAAGAAGGTGGTAATTACGGAACAGATGAGAATCCATTCGGTAGAGACCCGTTAGGAAACAAATCAATCTCAGCATATAATGCATCTTCTGTAATAAACAAAGAAAATACAGATGCAATGTTATCTCAGATGAAAAGAAAAGTAAAAACCAAAAAAATCATAATGGAATCTCTACAAGCGGATACCAATGAGGAAACTTTATCACTATTGGATGAGAAAAATATATTGGATTCTTAATATTCCAATATTTATAACAAATATATAGCTGGTTTCGTGAAAAACGATGAGGAACACAATGAAAAAACTAAAGCATAGTAAGTATAAGAACACAGGAATATTGTTTGAGTTATTGGTGCGCCAGATTGCTACTGATACGTTAAACAATCGTGATTCTAAAGCTACTTACATTATAAAAGAATTCTTTGGCAAAAAAACTGAGTTAGCCAAAGAACTAAAACTCTATAAATCGTTTATAGAAGAATCGTTCAATTCAGATTACAAAGCATCTGAGTTCCTAAACATCGTATTAGCTGAAAGAAAAAAATTGAACGATACTGTTTTGAATAGACAGAAGTATAATTTAATCAAAGCAATTAAGAAAAACTTCGTATTAGAAGATTTCTTTAACTATAGGGTGGGTAACTATAAAGAAAACGCATCTGTGTATAAGTTATTCGAACATAACAATTCAGATAATCCAAAAGAATATGTTGAGTGTAAATCAACTTTGATGGAACACTTGACGGGCAAAGCACAATCTTCAGATGCAGTAGTAACTACCATCAACGAAGATTATTCAAAGCAACCAAAAGAAGTAAGATTATTAGCATGGAAAATGTTAGTTGAAAACTTCAACAACAAATATACTCATTTAACGGATAAGCAAAGAAGTATCCTCAGAGAATACATCAATTCAGTTGATAACTCGGAAAAGCTAAAAAAGTTTGTAGTAAGAGAATGTAATGCTCTAAGAAAATCAATCAGCTCGGTTAATGTTACTGATACAGTTACTAAAATTAAAGTGAACGAAGTATTGAAGTTGATTACAAAGGTTAAGAACTCAAAAGTAATAACAGAATCTCAGGTACTATCATTACTTAGATATTATGAACTAAACGATGAATTAAAAAAGGTATTCAAATGAAAAGCTTGATTAAAGAAATCGAAGATAAGTTCGAAGAAATTGAAGAAGCTAACGTAACTGGTAACTTAGATGGTGGCGAAGGGCCGGTAAAAACTCCGCATGCTTTTGCAAAGAGTAAAGATGAGGATGATTTAGATGATGACCATATTGAGGTATTGGGATATAAAAAATCTAAGGAGAATAAAATGAACACTAAGAAGTTAGAATCATTAGAACGCAAATTAGAGCAAAAAATAAATGAGATTTCTTATAAAGAGTTTAAGAACGATGATTCAAGAAAGAATCACCAAAAGATAAACGATTCTATCAAAGAAATCAATAGTATGATGTTCAAATTAGAAAGAATTGTAAACCAGAACGCTAAGTTGAAAACCGAAGCTGATATTCATAACGGGCAGTACTGGAAATCTACGCAAAAAAGATTTGGAAAGATTTCTGAACGTATGTTAAATGTTGCAAGAAAGATAAAAGAGCTATCAGCATGAGTTCTAAGAAAAAAATATTAAAAGAAGAACTCACAAATAAGGATTTGGAGAACATTCGTCTACTTATAAGATATGAGGTAGCACAAATCATGTTCGACTTATACAAAAAACGTAAAACTTGGGGAGCGTAATGGGTAAATTACTTATAGATACAATTCCATTTAAGATGAGCAAGACTCAAATCAACGAATCCATAAAAGAAAACAATGGTAGGTTGATTGTTGAGGGTGTTCTACAGCGCTCAGAAGCAGAAAACCAAAATGGAAGAATCTATCCAACCGAAATTCTTAAAAGAGAAGTTAAGAAATATATCGGTAGAGAGATAAAAGAGAATAGGGCATTTGGTGAATTAGACCATCCGGAATCATCTGTGGTTGAACTAAAAAACACTTCTCACATTGTAAGAGATGTGTGGTGGGATGGCAATGATGTTATGGGTAAGGTTGAAATCCTAAAAACACCAGCTGGAAATATTTTGAAAGAATTATTAGAGGCGGGGTGTACCGTTGGTATCTCATCTAGAGGTATGGGTTCTGTAAAAGAATCTAATAGTGGAAGAACTGTAACTGTTGAGGATGATTTTGATTTGATTTGTTGGGACTTTGTTTCTAACCCATCAACGCATGGTGCATTTATGAGACCTGTAAATGAATCGGTATCGGCCAAACCGGCAAAATCATATAACAAAATTAATACGTTAGTGAGAGATATCATCTGTGAAATTGATGGTGTTTGTTCGATATAAGAAATAAGGATTATTATGAAATTAACAAATTTGTTAAAGGAAAATAAATCAGTAAACGAAGCAAGAGTATCTGCTAAGAAACTATTACAATCAGTCGTTAAGGGTGAGACTGATAGAGTAGAAGGTATCAAACTTTCAAAAGAAATGGCACAGTCCTTTTTAGATTGGCAGAGATTATCACCTTATGGTAAAAAATATGGTGATTTACCATTCAATAGATTATTTACAGCCGCATTCAGTTGGGGACTACATAGATACGCTGATAAAAAATCTAAAGAATATAAAGAGTTGGAAGCCAAGGCAAACCAAATGTTTAAAGCCAGAAGAGGTGAATCAGTAAACGAAGTATTAACTCCATTTAAAACATCTGTAAAGGATGGTAATATGAAAGAGTTGATTACTAAGTACAAAGAATACCAAAAGAGTGGTGATATTCACAAGCGTAGAGAGGTTTACAAAGAGTTGATTAAGTTGGGTAACAAATTTAACTTTAAAAGAGATGATTGGAAAACGACTGGTAGAGTGAGTGGGGCTGGTGAAAAAGCATTTGCACCTAAATACATCAAATTTTACAGCGAATCTCTAAATGAAGCTAAATACGATATCGGAATGGCTCGTAAGGGTAATGGTATCACAGTGTACAACAAAGCTGAAGAAGAGGGTGGTGATTACAAAAATGTAGCTCACATCGATAACAAAGGTAAAATAAAATATTACGATAAAAAAATACCATCAAACATCAAAAAAGAAATTGAGCAGAAGGCCGCTGAGATGATGGAGATGGCAACGGAGAGTGGTATGAAATTAACAGATTTAATTAAAGAATCAAACGTTCAGATTGGTAAGGTTTATTCAAACCCATACGCAAAGTCTTGGGTTAAAGAAGAAGAGGAACAAAGACCACAAGCTGAAGAAATGACTGAGGAGCACAGAGCAGCTTTCTTTGAAGCAGTTAAGGGTTACAAAACTTATGGAGAATCAGTTTACAGAAAAGAAGGATTAACCAAAGTGTACGAATCAATCAAAGGTATGGTTGAGATGGCTAACAAAGTAACTTTAGCAGAAACTGGAGATTGGTTTGATGGTGTTACTGTATCTCGTCATATGAAGAGAATGAATGAATCGTTCAAAGTGTTTGAGAAAACTCTTAAAGAAGTATCAACTCTACAACAAAGATTGGAATCATCATATGATGAAATCGGAGAAGTGTTGGGTAAGTACTACGAAATCAATGAACTTGAAGAAGGGAATGAGTTCGGAGCAAAAAATGAGGCAAAAAACTACCCATCATTTGCAGACCCATTAGAAGGTTTCCCACAAAAATATAAAGAATTACTTAAAAAGCTCCAAAGAAGTAATGATAAAAACGAAAGAAAAAAGTTAATAGATAAGATGAATGTTATTAGAAAAAACATAAAACTTAAACCATTAACAAATGAAACTGAAGAAATGGAAGAGGGAAATGAATTCGGAGCAGCAAGAGCAAAAGCAATCGCAAATGGTGATAATTCATTTGAAGTAGATGGTAAGAAATATCCAGTAAAAGATGTAGATAAAGATGATAAGGAGAACGCTAAGAAGTTCGCTAACGAATCTATCAACGAAGCTGACTTTATGGGATTACCTCTTGAAACATTCGCTGACTACTACGCAGCTGCCGATGTGGCACTATCAATTGGTATTGGTGCGACTGTAGCATTTGCAGTTCTTGCAAAATTGGGTATCCAAAAAGGAACGAGATTATTTAAGAAGGGTAAGAAGGCAGTTGAGGCTTGGTACAACGCTAACGCTAAAAAAGAATCTGTATCTGAAAACACTTCGATGAAGCTTACATCTCTGTTAGAAGGTGCATCAACTGAAGAAAAGAGAATCGTAATGATGGCAGTTAGGAAAATTGCTAAGTATAGAAATGTCGATATCAAAATTGCAGCGGGTGATGTGATGAGAGCAGCAATGGAATTGGAAAGAGATATCGAAAAAGGTAAGGTTAAAAAATGAAACTAAAAAAATCACTAAACGAATCATTTGGAATTGGTGAACTACCATCATCTAAATTGATTAAGATGAAAATAAGTTTAACAGAACTTCTGAACGAAGGTAAGTATGATGCTGAGTTAGATAAACTTGCTGATATCGTAAAAGGTGCTAAATCATTTATGGATATTGGTAAAGAATTGAAAAAGAATGGAATCAAATACTCATTTGGTACTAATATGATACCAATGTACATAATTGATAAACCAGCAAAGATTGCTATTCTGAACAACAAATACGCAGATGGTGCTGAAAGAGTAGTAGGTGATACTGCAATTGGTTTGATGGAAGCTACACAAATCAAAGAATCATCTGAGATGGAAATCTTACAAAACTTTTCAGTTGAAGTATCAGCAGCAATCAAAAAGAACATCAAAGATATTAAAAGGTTAAACCCAAAAACTCAGAAAGAGTTGGGTAGACTTATTGGTGATTTCAAAGATGGATTAGATAATTTATCAGAATAGTTTTATTAAAGTTAAAACCATATTTATATACACCTATCGGTATTCGGTAGGTGTATTTTTTTAAGATAGAATATATGCAGAATAAAAAACCTTACAAAAAAGTAAAACGAGAAGATATGGATATTCCAGGTTGTGCAACAGGTGTGAAAGTAGTAAACGGGAACATCGAACTAGCATTAAAAGTTTTTAAGAGAAAACTAAAGGAAAGTGGTAAGATTGAAGAGTTGAAAGAACGTAGAGAATATACGAAACCTACCACCAAACGTAGAAAGCAAAAGAAGGATGCTATCCGAGCCGAATGGAGAAGAAGAAACTTCGAACAATAAATAGTAAACACTTTTTTAGTGTTTTCAATATTATCACACTATTTATTGAAGATTAAATATCACCTCCCAATAGGTGATTATATACATTAGTATAACAATACTCTATTAAGATTCTCAATAATCTTATTTCCAAAACAAATTTTAGGAGAACAAAATGGCAAGAAGAAAAGACTTGTTATCTGAAGCTATCGCTGATGCTAAAGCGGTTAAAGAAACTGCGTTGGCAAATGCTAAGTTGGCTTTAGAAGAAGCGTTCACTCCGAAACTACAATCAATGATTTCTGCTAAGTTGGCTGAAGATGCTGACGAAGAAGAGATGGATGAGGAATTGGATTCATCAGATTTGGGTGCTGGCGATAACGCTCAACCTAGTGATGATGCAAACGATTCATCTGATATCGAAAACGATGAAGAGTTGATGGTAGCTGAAGAAGATGAACTTGAAGAAGATGAACTTGAAGAGGAAGATGACATGGACGAAGATGAGGACATGGAAGCTGAATTGGATATGGATTCTGAAGAAGAAATGGGTGATGACATGGATGACATGGAAGCTGATGAAGAAGATGAACTTGATTTAGAATCAGTAATCGCTGAGTTAGAAGCTGAAATGGAAGAAGATGAAGCACCTGCGGATGAAAACTATCACGAAGAAGAAGAGATGGACGAAGAAGAGGACATGGATGAAGAAGAAGAAATCGATTTGGATGAGGTAATCAGAACTTTGAAAGAAATGGAAGAGGGTGATTACAACGAAGAAGAGATGGGCGAAGAAGAGGACATGGACGAAGATGAAGATTTGGCTAGTGAATTAGAAGAAGCTTACAACACTATCGCATCATTGAAGAACACTATCAATGAAGTGAACTTGTTGAACGCTAAACTACTTTACACAAACAAATTGTTCAGAACATTCGACTTGAACGAAAACCAAAAGGTAAAAGTTCTTGAGAATTTCGACAGAACATCTTCTGTAAGAGAAGTGAAGTTAGTTTTCTCAACTTTAGCTGAAAACTTAAACGTAGCTAAAAAGAAGAGAACAGTTGTAAAAGAAGGATACGCTTCAAAAGCAACAAAAAGTTCAGCACCAAAGAAACAAATTATTTCTGAGGGCAATGAAATGGCAGCAAGATGGAAAAAGCTTGCTGGCTTAAAATAATTAATAAGATTCAAAGGAGAATAAAATGAATTTAAAAAACATCCTAAGTGAAGGAAGTTCTCACCAGGCGAGATTATCTGAGGCAACTCGTGTTCTTGCATCAAAGTGGGAAAAGACTGGTCTTCTTGAAGGTATCGACAGCGAAGTAGAAAGAGCTGGCGTTGCTACTCTATTAGAGAACCAAGCAAGACAATTAGTAAAAGAAGCTTCTGCCACTGGTACTTCAGCAAACTCTGAAGAGTGGGCTGGTGTAGCTCTACCATTGGTAAGACGTATTTTTAGTGAAATCGTAGCAAAAGACTTTGTAAGTGTTCAACCAATGAACCTTCCTTCAGGTCTAGTATTCTACTTAGATTTCAAATATGGAACAGGACAACCTGGTTTCACTACTGGTTCTGGAAAAGATTCACAAGCTGATTCTGTATTCGGTATCACCGAAACTACTTCAGACCCTTCTGGTGGTTTGTATGGTGCTGGTAGATTTGGTTACACAATCAACGACCAAGTATCTGCTGCACAATCATTGGGTGGTGCTGTAGGTTCTAACACCTACGCTACCGGTTCAGTTGGTGCGGCTGATTACAACTACGATACAGCATTCTCTGCTTCAAACGCAGGTGAATTGGATGCTGGTGGTAATGTTGCAACTGTAACTGTTCAGACTGCATCTATCGATGGATTCGATGATAAAGGTATCAGAGGTTTCAGATTGGTTGGTGTTGATGACCAATTCCCACAATTTACAAAATTAGATGGTGGAAACATCGTATTCGTTGCTGAAGATACTGATTTCGGTGATGTTACTATTAAGTATCACAAACAACCAACTGATACTTCAAGAGGTGATTTCGAAGCTACAGGTACTTCACTAAGTGGAAATCCTGAAGTAGATATCGACATTCCAGAATTGAATGTTGAGATGAAGTCCTTACCAATCGTTGCTAAGACTCGTAAGTTGAAAGCACAATGGACTCCTGAATTCGCACAAGACTTGAACGCTTACCACTCAATCGATGCTGAAGCTGAATTGACTTCTATGTTATCTGAGTACATCTCACAAGAGATTGACTTCGAAATCTTAGATATGTTGATTCAAGACGCTAAGAGTGTTGGTTACTGGTCAACGCAAGTTGGTCGTGAGTGGGATGGTACAGCATTTGCCAACTACTCATCTACAGCGGCTCAAGCTTCTGCATTTACTCAGCAAGCATGGTTCCAGACTCTTGGTACTGTAATCGCTGGTGTATCTAACAAAATTCACCAAAAAACTTTACGTGGTGGTGCTAACTTCTTAGTAGTATCTCCAGATGTTGCTACTATCATCGAATCTATCCCAGGATACGCTTCGACTGCAGATAACGGCGATGCTCAGTTTGCATTTGGTGTAACTAAGATTGGTGCATTGAATAGCAGATTCCAAGTGTACAAGAATCCTTACATGAAAGAGAACGTAATCTTAATGGGTTACAGAGGAACACAATTCCTTGAGACTGGAGCGGTTTACGCACCATATATCCCATTGATTATGACTCCGCTTGTATATGACCCTAAGAACTTCACTCCAAGAAAAGGTGTAATGACTCGTTACGCTAAGAAGATGTTGAGAGGTGAGTTCTACGGTAAAGTATACGTGGATTCATTGAACAAAATTCAGTAATTATAACTGAATTGAGATAATTAAGGGGGGCTTCGGCTCCCCTTTTTTATTGTCTATAAGATATTTATATCAAATGGTTATTTAACTTCTAAAAGGAAAGTATGGCTGAAAATATAGACAAAACTCCGCCCAAAGGGAATATCAGATTCTCAATCTCTCTATCAGAGGAACAAAAACAAGCAAAAGCACAAATCTTACAACACCCATTCAGCTTTTTGATAGGAAAAGCTGGTAGTGGTAAAACATTATTAGCATGTCAAATTGGATTGGATATGTTTTTCAAAAGACAAGTTAACAAAATTGTAATTACACGACCAACTGTATCAAATGAAGATAATGGATTCCTTCCTGGTTCATTAGAAGAAAAGATGGAGCCGTGGTTAGTTCCAATTAGAGCTAATATGAGAAAGGTTTACAACAAACCAAACATTTTACAAAAGATGGAAAAGGATGAATCAATAGAGTTGGTATCGTTATCACACTTTAGAGGTAGAACTTTTGAAAACTCCATATGTATTGTTGATGAGTTCCAAAACTTAACAAAACAACAGTTATTAATGGTACTGGGCAGAGTTGGTAAAGGTTCAACTATGATTCTGTGTGGTGATAAGCAACAAATTGATTTGAAGTTTAACAACGATTCGGCAGTACATGAAGTTCCCAAACTAAAAGGTTCTAAGTGGGTTTATGATGTGGTATTGAAAGATAATCATAGACATGAATCTTTAGATGAAATTTTGAAACTACTTACGGATTATTAATATCGTATATATTTATAATCAGTACTAATCAATTAAGGAAATATAGTGGCAGATTACACAGGCTCATTTAGTGGTTCATTTACGGGAAGTTTACTTTCTACAAATGGGGTAATATCATCATCGGCACAAGTGGTGAGTAGTTTACCTATTGGTGTAATATCAGGTTCATCACAAATTGAACCAACTGATTTAACAATCGATTATTTTAATCTTACAAATTTACCTGTTACAATCACCCCATTCCAAGCTAATTCAATTTTAGCTAATAGTGCTCTACGTGATAACTTTGCAACAAATGTAAAGACTAGATTAAACGCTGAGAACGTACTTAGTGGTTCTCAACAGGTAAAAGATTTATTACCAGATGGTACAATAAGTGGTTCATCTCAGTTATATGATGATTTAGATGCAAGATATGGTAATGAATTGGGTGATGAATTAATTAGTGGTTCATCTCAAGTAGATTTTGGTGGTATTTCAAACGTTCCAGATGGGTTAGTATCATCATCAACACAAATCACAGATGTTGTTACAGATACATATATGTCTACTTCTATAGCAGCATCGGGATTTGGTGATGTGCCTGATGGTACAATCTCATCATCCGCACAAATATCAGCATTGGGGTACATAACATCTGAAACCGATTCACAAACCCTATCAATTGCAGGACAAACACTAAGTATATCAAATGGTAATAGTGTATTACTACCACAAGCAGGAGTGGGTTCTGGTGCTAGTATATGGACAACTGGTTCTCAAGACCCTGACTCATTTAATTGGTTACAAACACAAAATAATCTACAAGTAACTGGTAGTTTTGATATATTAGGAGACCTAACAGTAAACGGCCAATCGGTATTCGTACAAACATCAGCATCAGATGCTGGAGCGGCCGTTGTGGTAGAGGGTAGATTAAAAATTTTAGAAGAGCAAATCGGTTCATATATTGCATCAGCATCTATAAAAATTGGAAATAATGATGATACTATCGATTGTGGTGGATTTTTCTAAGATTTTGTAATATTTATAAAAGATAATTGCACTATGTCGCAACTATAGACAAGTAATGGGATAAAAATATGGCTCAAACAATTAAACACAGAAGAGGTTCGGTTGCATCCGTAAGGAATATTGCTTCATTTGGCGAAGCAGAGATTCTAATCGGTAGTGGTTCTGTAGATTCAAAGGTAGATGGACCTATCGTTTACATAGGTAAACCTGGTGGTACAAACGCGGCAAACGATTACGCACCAATATCTAAATTATATACAGGTGCTGGATTACCATCAATGACACCAGGAAATTATGGTACTACTCTGGACGGATTACCGTACTATGACTCTACAAATAGAAAATTATATATTCTTGGGTCACATGCCGATGGTACATCAGGACATACAGAAATTATAATAACAACATCATCGATTCAAAACTTTGATACTCATGTATCATCATCAGCAGCAGCTGCGGGATTTGGTAGTGGTGGAAGTGGTATTTTTGAATTAGTATCAGGAACTGTATATCGGTCGAATGATAAAATTTTATCAATTACTGGTTCTGCTGGAGAGCAATACGCTGTAAATGTATCTCAATCAATTCATGCGTATAATATCAATGCGGGAAACCCAACTTCTAATGCTTGGCAAACAAACTTAGATGGTTCTTACTTTAACAACTTTGATAAAGATACAGATGTATCAGAAATACTAAGATTTATCGCAGGATTACTATCATCATCAGCAGCTAATCCAACAGCAAACACAAGAACATACAATGCTATTACAGAAAATAAAACATTGGGTTCGACTGGAACAATTGCGGGATATATACCACAAGACCAAGATATAGATGATGTACAATACTTAATCAATCAAGGATTTGCATCAGAGGGTGGTACAATATTCCCATCTAAAACAGTATATACATCAACTACTCCACTAATTTCATATTCATCGGATGCAGCGGGTTCAACAGATGTACAATCATCTGTTGATTCTGAACTATTCGGATTGGGTGGGTTAAGTAGTGGTGCTGGTAGTGAATTTAGAGTAAGTGGTTCGCATGACTTTACATTTATCAATAATCAAACAGATATTGATGGTGATACTGCAACTGAAACATCCCATTCATCTCAAATATTGAGTAACTCAACATTGGATACTACATCCAATGGATTAACACTTGGTAAAATTGAGACTGTTAATCCAGCAGTTATTCCAGCAGCATTCCAAGATGGAAAATTTGCATCAATATTCAGTAAGAATTTGGTAAACTGGACAACTGAAACATTAACATCTGTTTCATCATCTGGACAATATACAATTGATACTACAATTGGAATCGGTACAGGTTCACAGAGTGGATATAATACTAAAACTGCTAGTGAAACTATATTCTATGCACCTATTTCAAATATAACTTCAAATCTTGGAAGCCAGACGTTAACAGGCGCGAGTGTTGGTGTTACCGCATTAACATTATCATCAGGTTCACTATCAGGCGCACCATATATTGATGGTGGTACTTGGAGATTAGTGGGAACTGCTAGTGGTATGTTTGAACCATTGTACACAGCAAATACATCAATTGTTGATGTAGCAATTGGAAGTACGAGTGGATACACCATCTCAAGAACATCAGGTACTGATACGGTAAGTACTTCAGGTGGAACGATTCAAACAGCCAATGCTGTGTATAGTTCGGATGGTACATCGGTTAGAGCAACATCAACAGTCCCATCAAGAACAGATAAAGCACACATTAGTGCTGTTTACTCAATTAGTGGAACGGGCGATACATTTACTGAAAGTGGATTTAGTGATACATCATATACACTAACACTTAGAGCAAAAAATAGGTCAGCATCACAAAGTAACCTATCAGCACAAACTGTAAATCTACATACTGCCGGTACATTTGGACAACCATCAGATAGTGGTTCAATGGGATACTTTGGTGGTGGTACTGCCTCAACTACATTGATTGAAAGATTTACAAACGAAACATACAGACGACCAATCAGTAATTCAACAACTCTAAACGGAACTTGGAATAGTGAAACACTATTAACTTATGGTGATGGGGAAGATTTGCAAGTTAAGCCGGGATATTTGGTAAATCCTGAGGGAAGTAATGGTTACTTCTACGATGATACTAATTACAATAGTGGGCATTATAAATGGTATTTAAGAGAATTTGATACCGCCGCAGCTAACAACAAAGGTACACTGGTGATTGATTTGAATCCAGATTCATCAGCTGATTTGGTAACATTTGATGATACCACTACTGGTAAAATAGCAGTAGGTGTTATATTTGGTTCAACAAACTCAACTGTATTTGATGCTGTAAAGGGTAACAACTCATATGGTGGTACGTTGAACTCACAATCAACTGGAGCTAATAACCCATTTAGTGATACAATCGATGTTAAGGGTGATTTTGATTCATTAACAAATTCAAATGGAACATTAACATTAGGATTGAACAACGCGGGTGGGCAAACAATCAGTAATACATACCAAAAAGTATGGCTATTGATTAGATACAAAGGTGAACCATCAAACACATTAGAAAGAATAACGGTTTCAGTATCGTAATATAAAGAGGAATAAAAATGGCATATAATTCAAATAACAGGTCGGAAAGATTATTACAAGGTAGAAGATTTACTACCGATAATCTTACGTTAGGTCAAGAAGCATTTACAGATGTTTTTGATTTAGGTGCTGGTGAAATATTTACCGATGATGGATTAATACCTACTGGTAGTTCCCAATTACCATATAGTGGTTCATCACAAGATGGTGCTATTGTATCAGGTAGTGTTGTAAATCCATCAATAGAAACCGATGTTAACGTGTTGAAGTTTCACTACAGACATAAAATGAAGCAGGCCGCAGATGGTCAGAGAGAGGTTTACTATTTTACAACATCCGAACCATCTCTTGTATCAGATACCGTTACATCAGACCAGTTGATTGAAACCGACCAGCAAACTAACTTTGTATCGCCAAAATATATTATTTCCTCTGATTCTCCAAATAACACAGAGAGTACAACTCCTGGTTATAAGGTAGTAGTATTTAAGGATACGGCATCCACTCCGGGAAGTATCACATCTTCTCCAGCAAACACAGCAGATTATGTATTCGATTTTAAAACAGGTGTTCTTACTTGGGTATCAAACGCACCATCGGCAACACAATTTGTATATATAACTGTATATCAATATATCGGTAGAACTCTACGTTCTCAGATTGATGATGGTTCGATTGGTGGTGGTAGTTCTACTGATATTTCAGCATTGAACACATTTACAGGTTCAGCTCAAACAAGCATCGATGCACTTAATGCAGCAACTTCATCATACCTAACATCAGTTCCATCTGGAACAATTAGTGGTTCACAACAGATTACTGATTTTGGATTTATTTCATCATCATCTGATGTAGATTTTGATAGTATTACAAATGTTCCATCGGGATTAGTATCTGGCTCATCTCAAATTGTTGCTGGATTACCAAATGGTGTGGTTAGTAGTTCTGCTCAAACTGTGGCTAACTTAGTTGGACAGGATGTGGTTGTAACATCGCTTACTGCAGAAACTTATATTGTTAGTTCATCTGTAACGTTTATGACAACATCATTTAGTAGTGGTTCTACTATATTTGGTGATGATATAGATGATACACACCAAATAACGGGTTCATTATTGCTATCGGGAAGCTTTTCATTTTATGAAATTGATGGTGGAAACTTCTAAACATAAAGGATTCCACAGATGGCAGCAACTAATACCATTAAATTAAAAAGGAGTAATGTACAGTCCAATGTTCCAAGCTTAGGCGATTTAACATTGGGTGAATTGGCTGTCAATACCTTTGATGGTAAGGTTTTTATAAAGAAAAACGATGGTTCAGAATCATTAGAAACAATTGTTACAACTCATGCACAGATAACGGGTTCAATTGAACTTACATCGGCAGTAACTTCATCATTTCAACTTATAACCAACGATTCTCCAACTGGAGAATTATTAACTATTAGAGTAGCTGGTGAAGATAAAGTAACAGTTAATTCAGATGGTACATTCATAATAAAAGAAGTAAATACACTTCCAACTGGAGAAGTCGGTGGACTTGCTGTTAGTGGAAGTAATTTTTTCATATACTTATAATGGAAAAGATATTTTTCAATATTTATTGTTAAACATATACAACTAATGTTTGAATAGAACAAATTTAAAAAGAGGAAATTAAAATGGCAGAATGGAAAAAACTCGTTGTATCGGGTTCTAGTATTTCTCAGTTAGATAACGATGCTGGTTATACAACAACATCGGGTACAATAACAGAAATCGCCACATCGGCGGGTCTTGATGGTTCAGGAACAAGTGGAAAAGTAACAATTTCACCAAACTTCTCTGAATTCACTTCAATGGGTGCAACAAAAATTGTTGGAACTACTGACGAACTTATCCTATTGGATGGTGGTGCAGAGAGAAGAAAAACAATCAATACAATTGCACTATCTCAATTTGATAATGATTTGGGTTGGACAACTAACACAGGTGATATTACAACTGTTACCGCTGGTAATGGTTTATCAGGTGGTGGTGCATCGGGTGATGTAACCTTAGATTTGGACTTCTCTGAATTAACGGATATGACTGCTGATATTGCAGGTACTACTGAGTTCATTTTACAAAATGGTTCAACTGAATCTCGTAAAGCAGCATCAGAAATTAAGCTATCTAACTTTAATAACGATGC